TAGATGGAGTAACTTCTGCCATACAGACTCAAATAGATGGGAAGCAGGCTATAGTATCTGGAGTATCAGATACAGAAATAGGCTACTTAGATGGAGTAACCTCAGCTATACAAACTCAAATAGACTCAAAACAGGCAACTATCACAGGAGCAGCTACTACTATAGATGATACTGATTTAACAGCATCTAGAGCAGTTATTTCAAACGCTTCAGGGAAAATAGCTATATCAGATGTTACATCTACAGAATTAGGATATTTAGATGGAGTAACCTCTGCGGTCCAGACTCAAATTGATTCAAAGCAGGCTATTCTTACAGGAGCTACTACTACTGTTACTGGTTCAAACTTAACCGCTTCAAGGGCTGTAGTATCTAATTCAAGTGGGAAGGTGGCAGTATCAGATGTAACAGATACTGAATTAGGTTATTTGGATGGAGTAACTTCTGGTATTCAAGGTCAGCTAGATAGCATGCAGGCTACAATTACTGGAGGAGCTGTTACTATAACAGATACAGACCTAACAGCAAATAGAGCTTTAATATCTAACGCTACAGGGAAAGTTACTGTATCTGCTGTAACTAATACTGAATTAGGTTATCTAGATGGTGTTACTAGTGCTGTTCAAACTCAGATAGATGGTAAACAAGCTATAGTGTCTGGAGTGTCTGATACTGAGATAGGTTATTTAGATGGTGTTACATCTGCTATTCAAACTCAGATAGATTCTAAACAAGCTACTATAACAGGTGCTGCTACAACTATAGATGATACAGACTTAACAGCTAGTAGAGCGGTTGTTTCTAATGGTAGTGGAAAGGTGGCTGTATCTGCTGTTACATCTACAGAGTTGGGCTATTTAGATGGCGTTACTAGTGCTATTCAAACTCAATTAGACGCTAAACCTACTTACACAGTATCTGCTGCTGATGGAGATAATTCAGATGAAGAAAAAATAGTATTAACTGGATCTGATTCTAGTACTGATGCTGTGGTACTAGAGGCTGGTACTGGATTAACAATAGCTAGAGATGGAGATAAAATTACTTTTACTAATACTGTAACTGATACAGATACACAATTAACAGCAGAGCAGGTAGAAGATATAGTAGGAGCTATGGTTTCTGGAAATACTGAATCTGGTGGAATTGTTGTTACTTATGATGATACTAATGACAAATTAGATTTTGCTTTTACTCTAGCTGATGATGCTGTAGTAACAGCTAAAATATTAGATGGAAATGTAACACTAGCTAAGATAGCAGATCAAGCAGCAAATACAGTAATAGTTAGAGATGCTAATAGCTCTGGAGATTTAAGCGCAAAAGCTGTAGCTGATACTGAAATACTTATAGGGGATGGCTCAGGATTTACTGCTGCTTCTCTTAGTGGAGATGTAACTATGACAAATGCAGGCGCTGTTACTATAGCTAATGATGCTGTAACTGGCGCTAAGATACATGATTCAGCAGCTTTACCAAATGGAGTTACAGCTACTACTCAAAGCGCCTCAGATAATTCTACTAAAGTAGCTACTACCGCTTATGTAGATACTGCGGTATCTGCTGGAGGTGGCGGTGGAGGAGTAGAATGGGAAACTACTGCTAAAACTTCAAACTTTACAGTAGTATCAGGAAAAGGTTATTTTATAGATACTTCTAGTGGTGCTGTTACAGCAACTCTACCTTCAAGCCCTTCAGCTGGAGATGTAGTAGCTGTTTTAGATTATGCGGCAACTTTTCAAACTAACTCAGCAGTATTAACTTCATCTAAAAAGATTTTAGCTTCCACTGATGATATGGCTCTAGATGGAAAAAATCAAATGGTTGAACTTGTTTTTTCTGGAGATACCAAAGGATGGTTAATTGCTGGAGCAGCAAATGAAGGAACGGAAGTATTAGCAGCAGCACCAATAGAAATCAGTTGCTTAGTTGTTGCTGGTGGTGGTGGTGGATGTTCCACAGGTCAGCTCTCTGGTTCGTCAGTAAACTTAGGAGGCGGAGGCGGTGGAGCTGGAGAATTCCTAGTTATTACTGGTCAGGAAATTGAATTAAGTTCTAACTATACAGTCGGAATAGGTGCTGGAGGATCGGACTCTGTAGGTAGTGAAACAAGTGGAAACGATACAAAATTTTTAACTGCTAGTGGTCAAAGTGTAGCTTTTAATTATACTTGTAATGGAGGAGGGAGAGCAGCTAAGAGAACAACTGCCGCTGCTGATGGTGGTTCTGGTGGTGGTGGAAATGACAATGGTTATACTGCTGGAGGAGATAGTGTTAAAAATGAAGCTAGTTTTGGATCTTTAGGAAGTGATGGAGGAGATGGAAGATATACCACATATCCTTTTACTTATTTTGGAGGAGGAGGCGGTGGAGCTGGTGGTGCTGGAGGGGATGCTACAAGTTCTGCCTCTGGAAATGGTGGTGCTGGTTATGCTACTACAATTAGCTCAGATGGATCAAGTACTTATTATGCTAGTGGAGGTGCTGGTGGCGGATATAGTGGAACTGATGGTACTGCCTCAGCTGGTGGCGGAGGTGCTGTGGGTGTTGATGGAACTGCAAATACTGGAGGTGGTGGCGGTGGCGGAACTGGCGCTATGTCAGGAAACAACTCTGGAGCTGGTGGTTCTGGAGTAGTTATAGTAAAATATCCAGATAGTTTAAATATTACAGTAGGAGGTAGTTTAACAAGTAGCACAGATACTTCTTCTGTATCTGGATTTAAAATAACAACCTTTACTGCTGGAGAGGACAATATAAGTTGGGCAGAAGCTTAATAAATAAAATAAAAGATTATGGCACATTATGCATTGTTAAATATTAAAAACGAAGTAGTAAGAGTTATTGTTGGAGTGGATGAGGGATCTAATGGGAGAACTATTGAAGAAATAGAGGAGGGATACGCTAAGTTCACTAAATTAAGATGTAAAAAAACCTCATATAATACTAGAGGAGGAGTTCATAAATTAGGAGGCACTCCATATAGAAAAAATTATGCTGGAATAGGTTTTACTTATGATGAATCTAGAGATGCTTTTATTCCTATAAAACCTAAAGGGCTTGATAGTTGGGTATTGAATGAAGATACTTGTTTATGGGAGGCACCAGTAGAAAGACCAAAAGATAATCTAGAGGAAGGTTATGCTTATAGATGGATGGAAGAAACTAAGAGTTGGAAAAAAATAAATATTAATGAAAATTAATAATTAAAAAAATTGTAAATTTGTAAAAAATAAAAATTATGGCAAGTAGTGTATTTAATGGAAGTAATTTAGTTCTTAAAGTGATTCAAGATACTGGAACTTTAGAAGTTTTAGGTCATTCAACTTCATGTTCTTTTTCTTTAACTCATGATGTAATAGATGTTACTACTAAAGATTCTTCAGGTTATTCTGAGGCAATTAGTGGAATGAGATCTTTTGAGATTTCTTTTGATGGTTTAGTAGATTATACAGACGAAGCAGGAGGAAAGAAAAATGCAGATTATTTAATAAGCTTAATTAATAGTCGTACTAAAGTAGATTTTACTTTTGGAACTGCTGTTTCTGGAGATCAATTATTAAGTGGCGAAGGATGGCTTTCTAGTCTGGAAATAAGTGGAGAGCAAGAGAGTGCTGTTACTTATTCAGGTTCTATAACTGGAACAGGCGCTATAACTATTTCTACTAATTCATAGATAATATATGAATAGCAAAAGAGGTTACTATACTCTCAACTTAGGTGGAGAGGATAGAGTGATGAGATTCAACATGAATTTTTGGGCTGAGTTTTGTGATCAATTAGGGATAAAGTTAGAACAGTTAGGAGAGATATTTGAAGGAGGAGTATCACTATCAGCTATAAGAGCATTAATATTTTCTGGTTTAGTTACTTTTGATAGAGAAAATAACAAGAAAATAGAGTATAATATTTATACTGTAGGAGCCTGGTTAGATGAGATGGATCCTAAAGAATTAAATGGAGTTGTAGAGGCTATGATGAACTCTAAAATTTTAGGGAATGAGCTTAACATGGGAATTAAAAGAAACCCAGAGGAAGAAAAAAAAACGGAAACTCAGACTCCAGAGAAACCACCAGAGTAGGTTGGGATGATTTATTAGATTATTATATTGGTCAGGTTGGGATTCAGCCTGACCTTTTTTGGTCAAATACATGGTCTGAAAATCAGCTTTTAGGAGAGTCTTATAATATAAAGCAAAATCTGGAATGGGAAAGATTGAGATATTTAGCTACTATGATACATAACGTAAACTGCTCTAAAAAAAGTCAAATGAAAAAGCCAGAAGATTTAATTAAATTACCTCATGACAATATTAAAAAAGAACAAAAGCCTAAATCTACAAGAGAAGCCTTTGAGAAGTTTATGAAACAGATAGAGAGAAATAAAAACAAAGATTCATTAAAAGAAAAATCTTAGTTGTTAATTTATTAATTTTGTAATTATGGCAGATCAGAAATTAAGAGTAGAAATATTAGGAAGTGCTAAAGGATTAACTAGATCATTAAATACAGCATCTAGTAAGCTTAGAAGTTTTGGAAGTCAGGTTAGCTCTATAGGATCTACTCTATCTACTAGATTAACTTTGCCTTTAGGATTAGCTGCTGCTGGTGCTATAAAATTTGCTTCTGATACAGAAGAATCTTTAAATAAAGTTAGAGTAGCTTTTAAAGACTCCTCAAAATCAGTAGAAGATTTTGCAAACACTTCTCTAGAGAGATTTGGAATAGCTAAAAGCTCTGCTTTAGATATGGCTTCTCTATTTGGAGATATGGCTACTTCTATGGGGATTAATACTAAAGAGGCTTCTGGTCTTTCTACTTCTTTAGTTGGTTTAGCTGGAGATTTAGCATCTTTTAAAAATATTAATATTGAGGAAGTTCAAACTGCCTTAGCTGGAGTATTTACTGGAGAAACAGAATCTTTAAAAAGAATGGGAATAGTAATGACTGAGGCAAATCTTCAGATTTTTGCTATGGAGAAAGGACTTAAAAAGAAAGTAAAAGAAATGACTCAGGCGGAAAAGGTGGCTCTGCGCTATGAGTATATCATGAGCAAAACAGGAAACGCTCAAGGGGATTTTGCTAGAACTTCAGACGGAGCCGCAAACCAAATGCGAATATTTCAGGAGTCATTAAAAGAGGTAGCTGCTGAGTTTGGAGCTGTTATACTTCCTTTATTTACAGATCTATTAACAAGTGTTAATGATATGCTAAAAGGATTTAAAGCGCTTCCTTTAGAAACTAAAAAAATGATAGTAGGAATAGCGGCTGCTATAGCTGCTTTAGGTCCAGCTTTATCTATAATAGGTAGCGTAGGAGCTGCTTTAGGATTATTATTATCTCCTATCGGTTTAATAATTGCTGGTCTTGTTGGAATAGCTTATGTTATTTATGACAACTGGGATTCTATTGGTCCAGTTATAGTAGATATTATTAATTATTTTATAGAATTATATAATAAAAGCGAAGATTTTAGATATAATTTATCTCGTATAGGTTACGGATTTAAAAGCATGTTTAGTGTAGCTGGAGCTACTATTAAAGCTTTGTGGATTATGATTAAAGCTTTAGCTAAAAATACTATGGATCAATTTGGAGCTATAGGAACTATGATTTCTGGCGTTTTTTCATTAGATAAAAAGGAAATAGCTAAAGGTTTTATAGATTTTGCTAAAGCTAGTAAATCTCAATTAGATACAGCTTTTGCTGCGGCAAAAGAAGCAGCAATAACTTCTTCTGTAGAAATTGCTAAAAATGTTACTGGCGCATATAAGGAAGCATATCTAGCAGAGCCTATATCTAAAGTAACTTTACAGGACATTAATCAAACTCTAGAAGGATTAAATCCTTTTGTGGATTTTTTTAAAACAAAAGTAGAGGAACCAATAGTAGCAACAACAGCAGCTACAGGTTCATCATCAGACGATTTAGACGAAAAATTGCAGGAAATGAGTGAAAATGGTAAAGTAGTTGGAGCCTCTCTTCAGTCGGCTTTTAGTGATGTAGGAAATACTTTAGTTCATAGTTTAGGTTTAGGAGAAGGTGCTTTAGGAAGCTTTACAGCTACTTTAATTGGTTCTACAATGGATGCTATAGCAGCGCATTTAGCTCAGTCTGTAGCAGCCTCTATAACTGCTGCTGCTGAAGGTTCTTTTTTAGCTGGTCCTTTGGCTCCAATAGTTTTACCAGCATTAATAGCTGGAGCTACTGCTGCTGTTAAAGGCGCTTTTACTAAAGTTCCTGCTTTTGCTCAGGGAGGGCTTGTATCAGCTCCTACTTTAGCTATGGTAGGAGATAACTTTGGCGCTTCTCAAGGTAATCCAGAAGTTATAGCTCCTTTAAATAAATTAGAGGGGATGATGAGAACTAATAAAGTAGATGTAGGAGGAGAGTTTAGAGTACAAGGTCAGGATCTTGTAATGGCTTTGCAAAGAGCAAATAGAGAAAGAGGTAGAATAATATAAAAAAATATTATGGCTACATATAATCCAAAATTTGAGCTATATTTTCAAGACGTAAAAAATAGACACTTTAAAGCAGAAATCTTAAAAAAAGGTTATGATGGATCTGTAGAATCTTTAATAGGAACTACTGAGCCAGTTGTAATAGAATGGGATGGAGATGATAATATATATTCTCCAATAAGAGGTTCTAGATGTTCTTTAAGTTTGATGGTTAATGAGAATACTAATTATGATGAATTTCATAAATCTGATGAAAGAGAATATTTATTAAGAATTTTAAAGCATGATTCTGCTGGTTATTATTGGGAAAGTGAAGAGGGAAAATGGGATTTAACTCCTCAGCTCTGGAGTGATTTAACTGGAGGGGATAATTATTGGGAACCAATTTGGACTGGTTATATAGTAGTAGATAGATTTAAAGAGCAATTATTATCTACTCCTTATGAAATGAAGTTAGAGGCTATTGATGGGTTAGGAACTTTAGGGAGTTTTAATGCACCTTTTGATACTTCAGATACTGCCGCTACAAAAAATGTTTTTTATTATGTTAAAGAAATCTTAAAATTAACAGGTCATGAACATAATATTTATATAGCTAATGAAATTAGAAAGACTGATGGATCTGCAAATGATACAATTTTTCATGATATTAAAGTAAGTCCTTACGCTTTTTTTACTGAAAATTTAATTTTTAGAAAGGCTAAAGAAATATTAGAACAAATTTTAAAAATTACTAACTCTAGAATATATCACGCTAAAGGTTCATGGTATATTACCTCTAACTCAAATTTAATAGAAAAAGATATAGACCAGTTAGCTTTATGTCCTAGTGGCGCTGATACTGTAGTAGATCCAACTGAGTTTACTGATCCTACTGAAGAGGTTGTTATTCCTATTGCTAAAATATTAACTAATGGTTTAGATGTTAGTACACACTCTTTCAGGAATAATGCTACTGTATATTTTGGTACACAAAATACAAATAAAGCCTCTGCTCATGATAGTTATGTTTTTACTTTAAATGGTTCTACTGTTAAAAGTGGCGGAACTGAAAGCCCTACATATAGCATAAATAACTTAGATTCTAGTAATAATAATGATGTAGTAGCGGTAACTTTAACTAATACTGCTGGCTCTCATGCGGACTCTGTTACTTTATCTCATGATTCATCTACTCCAGATGATCCAGAGCCAGATGAAATAGGAGGAGATGTTATAATACAATGTAATTTAATACCTGAAAATGCTATTTTAACGCCAATTAGAGCAGTAGCTTCTTATGAAGATCATGAGGTAGGAGATACTTTTGCACCTACTTTTATTTTATCTCCAAAAGCAGGTTATCAATTAAGAGCTGTAGGTAATTATTCTTTAGCTGGAGTAGGTCAAACTCTTACGATTTCTGATAATAGTAACGGAACTTACAAAATAACCTCTAGTGTAACTCTACCTAGTGGCGGTGGTACTTTTGGTTTCAGTATTGTAGGCGTTTTAGAAATAGAAAAATTCAAGACTACTGTTAATTTTACTAATAATGTTTCTAATGCTACTTTAGATAGTTCTAGTTTAGTTTTTAACAGCCCTGCCAGACCTCATCCTGATTCTGTTTTTACTGGAACTGTAACACTAACAGCAGGTACAGATAAATATTTTAATTCTATATCTGATATAACTGCTACTATAGGATCTACAGGATTAGTTAGTAGATCATTAAGACTGAAAAGTGATACAGAAGTAGAAATAACTGTAAGCGGAGAAGTACCAGAGGGTACCGCAACTGGAACGGAAAGAACAGAAACAGTAACTATAGCTGGTTTAGTTTATAATGATAGTGATGCTACTGCTATTACTTCAGGGGTTACTATTCAGTCTGCTTTAACAGTAGGCGCTTTTTCTACTGCTGTTTATAATAATCAATTTATCTCTAATCCTAGTAATACTTCTTTACTAAATGGGCGTTTTAAAGTTATTGCTATAGTACATACTGGAGGAACCGCTAGAGTTAATTGGGTTACTATTCAGCTTAGAAATAATTTAGGAGGAGGAACTACTGGAGGGAATGAAGCTACTAGATCTATTAGCTTATATTTATCTCCTAATAATACTTATTCTGCTAGATATGCCCTGATAAAATTTGTAACTTTAGATGAATCTACAACTATACACACTTTAACACTAACTCAGAATGGAATGAGCTTTTAATTATGGCAAATACTAATATTAAAAATAAACAAATAGAATATTTAGAAGGATCTAAAGAAAATATAGATTTTAAAGTTTTTGATTATGATGGTACATACCTGCAAACAGAAACTCAAAATGTAGCTAAAAAGTGTCCTGAAAAAATTATACCAAAAGGAAAAGATTTAGTTAAATTATTAGACAAACCTTTAAAGAGAGTTAATATAAAAACTAATCTAAATAGATTATCTATTCAAAATGAAAACGCTCATTTTTTACACTCTTCTTTAAATGATAGATTTATTTTAGCTACTCCAGGAAGCGGTTTAATAAATCAAATTCAAACAGATGCTACTGAAAATGTTAAAGCTTTGTCTGGAAATAGATATTTTGTTTCTACTAATTTAGATCAGTCAGGTACTAATCTAGCTACTATATCTTTAAATCAAGAGCATAATAAGATAAAACAAAGAAAAAAATTAACAGTAGTCTTTAATTATTATATAGCTACTACAGATAGCACAGATCAATTCTTTCTAAATTTAAAAGCTAGTTTAGATGAATCTTATAGCTCTTCTAGTGAATTAAAGCATTATAATTTTGAAGAACAAAAATGGGAGAATTTTCCTTCTTCTTCTTCAGATCAGTCAGTAAAAGAAAATCAAACCTCTACAGTTAATGCATGGGGAAAAATAAGCGTAGATATAGAGCCTTATTCTTCATCTTCTGTAGATAGTGATGTGTTTATGACTATCTCTATTAATAAAATTAGAAGAGTAGGGCTGGGTACTGGAGGCTTCTCTAAACTATTCATAGATAATTTTTATATAGCTGAATCTTATGAGTTAGAAGGAGATAAAATAGTATCTACTAGAGAACAAATAACAAATAATGGGAATTATACTGCTGAGTATGACCATGATGATTTAATTTTGTCTAATGAAGCTGATGATACTGATTTTTTTATAGGTAAAATAGAAGGAGATTTTAAAAGAGAAAGGGATTCAGTAGGTAAAAAATTAGAACAATGTATATCAGCAGAGATGATAAATGATAGCAGAAATTATTTAACTAGATATGAGGGAACCTTTAGAGATAATGCTCTTTTTGCTGATGATCCTATTAGCTTGTATAATAAAATACATTTAGATTTTGGTAATAATGTTTATCAAGATTTTCAGAGTTGTTATTTAGACACCTTAAAATTTAAAGTTAAATCTGCTGAAGCAGTAATTTCTATGCATGTCGCTAATCAAGATTGTGATACTGGCACAACTTATGTAACTCAATTTGAATAATATTTTTTTATTTTATTAATTTTTTTTATATTTGTAGAAATTTATAACAACTATGGAAGAAAATTTTAATTTAGCTTTTGATATTGAAAGGCTAAAATTGAAGATGAGTAAACAAAATATAGCAAAAGAATTATCTATCTCAGCTCCTACACTTCAAACTCGTATAAAAGATCCTGATAAATTTACTATTGGAAACATTAAAAAACTAAATGAGTTAGGATTTAAATTAGAATATTAACAAAAAAAAATCAAATGGAAAAAAACAAAAAAAACATCAAAGAAGATGATGATAATAATTATTATCTAAATCTTAGAGAAATACCAGTAAGAAATCACTTTGAACAAAAAGGCGGTTTAGATTATTTAAATTGGGCTAAGGCATGGGATAGATTAAAATTAAAACATCCTGAGTCTAATTATAGAGTTATTAGAGATAAGACAAACAATTATAATTATTTTACTAATGATAATTCTGGTTGGGTTGTGGTTAAAGTTACAGTTAATAATATATCTCATATAGTAGATTTAGCCATAATGGATAACAGAAATAACTCAATTCCAAAAGAAAATATTAATTCTACAGATGTAGTTAATACAATTATGAGAGCATTAGCAAAAGGCTGCGCTTTACATGGTTTAGGATTAAATGCATGGACTAGAGAAAAAGATTATATCTCAGATACTGAATATAATAAACTTTATCAAAAAAAAGATAAAGATTTGGCTAGAAAAGCCATTCAAACCAGAGAGCTTACAATAGAACAAACTCAAGCTCTAACTAAATTACACACTAAAAACAATTAATTAATTTAAAATTTAAAACTATGAGTAAAAACAATGGACCAGTAGAAAAATACTGGGGATACATACAAACAGATAACTTAGATAAAATAAAAAAAATTCCTGAAGCCATAAGGAAGCATAAGGAGTACGGAAATCAAATACAAGTACAAGGCGCAAAATGGGCAGAAGGAAATATATCTATTACTTTCTGGAATAAAGATGCAGAAGATCCTAAAGATTCTAAAATTAATATTTGCACCCTCAGACCTGATGGAATGGGAGGAGCGGATAATGATGATTCTCCATTTTAAAATTAAATAACATGATTAAAAATTTGGTTGTAAAAAAAGATACTAACAAGCAGTATCATACAAGCAAATCAATTAGCGCTAGTGGGTTAAAAAGTATTTTTCTCACTAGCGTTTTTGATTATAATAGGAAAATCTATCAAGATAAACCTGCATATTTTTTAGGAAGTTTAATTCATGAGTTTTTTTTAGAACCTGAAGAATTTAATAAGAACTATTATTGTTTAGATCAGAAGGTAGATAAAAGAACTAAAGAAGGAAAAGCTATTTATAATGGTTATTTAGATCAATCTGAAGGCAGAAAATTAGTTAGTTATGAAGATCATTTAATTTTAAAAGGTTTAGAAACTAATCTAAATGATAAAAGCCTCCCTATGAGCGTTTTAGCTAAAGAATATTTAGTAGGAGAAGCTGAATTATCTCACTATTTAAACTATGATGGAGTAGATGTTAGAGTAAGACCAGATTTATTAGGAGATGGTTTTATATCAGATATAAAATCTGCTTCTTTTAATTATACTGATGGCTTTGGAGCAAAGCAATTTAATTCTCATGTTTGGAATTTTGCCTATAATCTACAAGCTGTTTTTTATAGTGATATGCTATCTATAGATCCAGATAATTTTAAATTTATTTGGATGGAGAAAAACTACCCTTTTAGAATAGTTGTAACTACTTTAAATAATAAACAGATAAATGATGGGAGAAAAGCTTATAAGTATGCTATAAATGAATGGAAACACTATTTAGAAACTGGAGAGGAAAATAGATTTAAAGACAATGATCTTTTATTTGACGGATCTTTATTATTATAAAAATTATGAAAAAAATATATAATAATTTTTTAGAAAAAATAAGTAAAAATAAATTTAGACAATGGAAATTAAAGCAACCTTTATGGTTACAACTTTTAATTGAAATACCTATTTATATACTTATATTTTGGATATTAAATTTAATCTTTAATCCTTTCGGATATAAAATAATGCCAATATAGACATGAAAAAAGATATTAAAGATTTAGATTCTACTATAAAAAATATTGTTAATAATACTTTTAGGGTAGATATTGATAAAAGATCTAGACTGAGATGGATAATAGATGCTAGAAGAATTTATTTTGCTATGCTTAAATTAATTTCTCCAGGAAGGACTTTAAGATCTATAGGAAATTCTCTTCCTAATTGTAAATTAAATCATGCTACAGTATTGCATAGTATAAGACAATTAGATAGCCTTTTGACTCAAGATATTAATTATTTTACGAAATTTGAAGAAATATCTAAAGATGTAAAAGAATTAATTAAGGCAAAAGATTATATTAATCTAGCTGAAAATTATTTTGAGTCTGATGTAAATGTAGATTATGAGTATAAACCCTTACCAAAAATATTTAACAAAAGAGGACAAGATTCAAATTGCGGTTATGAACTATATAAAGGCTCAATATCCTCAATGTTTTGTTGTACATATACCAAATGAAGGCAAGAGAACAAGGTTTGAACAATATAAATTTAAAATTTTGGGAGCAGTAGCTGGAATGCCTGATGTTATGATTTTTGATCCTAAATCAAATTTAAGCGGTTTAGCGATAGAAATTAAAGCAGGGTATAACAAACCCACAGAGAACCAAAAAAAGTGCCTTAGAGAGCTTGAAAATAGAAATTGGGAGGTATTTTGGAGTAATTCGCTGGATGAAATTTTGGATCGAATAGATAATTACATGAAAAATGTTTAAAAAAAGGATGATTTTCTGGGATCAAGAGAGGCAAAAAATTAGATTTTCTAATAGTAATAACTTCTCTAATATTACTAATTATTCTTTTATCGGATTAGCTAATGAGAATGAGTTTGAAATATTGCTGCAAGTTTTATTTGAAAAGTTTGGAGATGAATTAATAACTACTCCAGAGGTAATATATCTTTATGAGGAGTTTATGGATTTTCTAAAAAACTTAAAAAGAACAGTTAAAAAAGCATAGTATATAATTATATAATATATACTATTATATATAATATACAATTATACCTAAAATAAAAAAATATATATACTATTATATACGCCTAAATGAATTACGAAAGCAAAAGAATGAAAGAACAAAGAAGAGCAGGCGCTTCTACAGAAGAATTATTCCTCTATGTTATTAATGTTTTAGGCAAACTAAATACAAATTTTAAAAATATTAGAAGAGCTACAGTAAATGAAAATAAATATCAGCATATAGATTTTTTTATTAATGGGATAGGATATGATGTAAAGCATAGAGATTTTTGTGATCAGGTTTGGCTTGAAGCAAAAGGAAATTATGGGCATGATGGATGGCTGTTAGGTAAGGCAAAATATATTGTAATGTTTTATAAAGAAATTAACGAATTTATTTTTTATAAAAGAGAGAATTTAATGAAATTTGCTAGACAATTTAAGCAAAAATCAGACTTAAAAGTCTATTATAGATGGTACACTAGAAAAAAATGGAATAGAAAAGATCTCTGTTTATTAGTAAAAAAATCCGATATACAGCATTTAGAAGCTTATAAAATTAAAGTAGATAAATTATAAAAAACCAATTAAAAAAATAAAAAAAACTAACCAAAAAAAGAAAAATTATGTTTGAAGATTTTATAGAAATAGGCATAACTCCTGCTGGAAATGCTGTAAAACAAAAATTGAAATGTCCTAAATGTAGTAATAACAGAAAAAATAAAACTGATAAATCTTTATCGGTTCATATTTTAAAAGGGTTATATAATTGTCATTATTGCGGATGGAAGGGAAACGTAAAAATAAAAGAAAAGAAAGAATTTGTAAAACCAGTAGAAAATAGATCAGGACTTTCTAAAAAATTATTAAAATGGTTTGATGATAGGGCAATAACGGAATCTACTTTAGCTAATTGGAAAATAACAGAAAGCAAAGAATATTTTGCTCAAAATAAAAGAAAAAGATCGGCTATTAATTTTAATTACTATAGAGATGGGGATTTAGTTAATGTTAAATATAGAGATGCTGATAAAAATTTTAAACTAGTATCAGGAGCAGAATTAATTTTCTATGGTTTAGATAATATTAAAAATAGCACTACAATATATGTAACAGAAGGCGAAATAGATGCTCTTTCTTTTCATGAGGTAGGCATTTATTCAGTTTGTTCAGTACCTAATGGAGCCTCTAAAGGCTCACAAAGGTTAGAATATTTAGATAATTGTTGGGAATATTTTAAAGACAAAGAAAAAATAATAATTTGTACTGATAATGATGTAAGTGGCTTATCTCTAAGGCATGAATTGGCTAGAAGATTTGGGCAGTATAGATGCCAGTATTTAGATTTTAAAGAGTATAAGGATGCAAATGAGGTATTAATTAATAAAGGATCTACTGAACTTAGAGAAATAATAAATAATCCTTTAGATTTTCCTTTAGAGGGAGTTGTAAATATTGATAATATTTGGAATAATGTTTTAAACTGGGAGGATCAAGGCGTAAAGAACTATTCTATAGGCTTAGGATCTGATTCAGTTTTTAAGGTTATGATGGGAGAATGGTCCACAATTACTGGTATTCCTAATAGCGGAAAATCAGATTTTTTAGATCAAATTTGTGTTAATCTGGCTTTAATGCATGGTCATAAAATAGCTATGTTCTCTCCTGAGTCTTTTCCTTATGAGGCACATATAAGAAGGCTGGCTAATAAAATTAATTCTACTAATTGCGACAAAGAATTATTAAATAAAACTAAAGATTTTATAGAAGATCATTTCTTTTTTATTAAAATAGATTTAGAAGATATAACTCTTAAAAATATATTAGATAAGTTTAAAGATTTAGTTTTTAGAAAAGGAATTAATATTTGTGTTATAGATCCTTATAATTTATTACAGCATGAGGACCAATATAATTTATCTTATATATCAAAAACATTAAGTAGAATTACTCAGTTTTGTCAAAAAACTAACACACATCTATTTTTAGTGGCACATCCTAGAAAAATGGAATATTTTAATAAAACCTATAAAGTTCCTACTCCTTATGATATATCATCTTCAGCAGATTTTTTTAATAAGAGTTTTAATTGCTTAACAGTTTTTAGAAAATTAGGCAACAGGACTAAATTTGGATCTGATTTAATTCAGATTCATGTACAAAAAGTTAAGAGAAGAGAGAATGGTTCTCAAGGTATATTTGAAATAGCACCAGATTTTATTAATGGAGGATTTTATAGGGTTTTAAATGGAGATACTAAAGTAATAATAACTGAAAAAGATTAATTAACTTTGTATATAATATAAATTTTCCTATTTATGGAATGGGAGTTATTAATTAATCTAAAGTTTCCTCATGAGGGTTTTATGGTTGGATATGAATTTGTAAATCCAACTAAAAAAGATAATTATTATACTTTCTACCTCCATTTAGGATTTATTACTTTTATTTTTAATTTAGGTTAATATGGCATATAAAACAGAAGAATTGTTAGAAAAGGCTTTAAGTGCTATTAAAAAGAATAAATTAATGTTTATAGAGCATATAGTGGCTTTTTTACCATGTTCTAAAGAAACTTTTTATAATCATAAACTACACGAATCTGACGCTATAAAAAAGGCTGTGGAAGAGATGAGAGTGGGAAAGAAAACTAAAATGCTTTCTAATTGGATTGATTCAGAATCTAATGCTTTACAAATTGCAGCCATGAAGATGATAGCTTCTGAAGAGGAGGCTCATAGGTTATCAGGTACTAGAACCGAAATCAAACACAAAGGCGCAATAGAATCTACATTAATTGAATGGAAACCAGCAGAGTCCAAAAAGTAGAACAGTTTTTAAATAGGCAGTTTTATGATTTGTTACGTTCTAATAGAAGATACCGTATTCATAGCGGAGGTTCCAGAAGTGGAAAGAGCTGGGCGTGTTGTCAATATTTGGCATATATACTACAAACAACAAAAGAACCTTTGCTAATAGATATTATTAGAAAGACTCTTCCTAGTCTTAGAGGATCTATTATGAGAGATATGATCCAGATACTACAGGAAACTAATATTTATTGGGAGGGAGAACACAACAAGGCAGAGAATACTTTTACTTATAAAGGATCTATTTTATCTTTTATTTCTTTAGATATGAGCCAGAAGATTAGAGGAAGGAAAAGGCATATAGCTTTACTAGAGGAGGCAAATGAATTAACTGAAGATGATTTCAGGCAGGTAGATATTAGAACAGAAAATTTTTTAATATTTACTTTTAATCCTTCAGATGTTAAGAGTTGGCTTTATGAATTGCCAGAAGATCAAAAAGATGAATGGGTGACTACTTATAGAGATAATCACTTTTTATCTGATAGCATTAAAAGGCAGATAGAATCTTTTAAGGATAAAGATGAGGATTTCTATAGAGTATTTGGAGAAGGTCAGAGAGCAGTATTTACTAAAAGACAAATCTATAATAATTGGAAGTTTATAGATTATAAAGATTTCCCTGATACTGATGAAGTTTATCTAGGTATTGATTTTGGTTATACAAATCATCCTGCTGCTATTTGTGAAGTAAGAAGAGTTAAGGACAATTTATATGTCCATGAGCTTTGCTATAGATCAGGAATGACTAATGCTGATATATCTAATTTCATTAAAGAGAAAGGATATAAAGAAACATTTGCAGTATATGATTCAGCAGAGCCTAAGAGTGGAGATGAATTAAGGATGCTAGAGGAAAATGGAAATATATTTAAAGCATCCAGAAAAGGTGGAGGATCTGTAAATGCTGGAATAAGTTTTTTAAAAGAATTTAATATTCATTTATCTAAAGAATCTAAGAACTTTGAAAAAGAATATTATAATTATCTTTGGGATGAATTAAAAGATGGGACTATAGTAAATAAGCCAATTAAAGATAATGACCATCTTCAAGATAGTCTTAGATATTGTGCTTATACTATTTGGGGAAATAGATCATCATTCTTTGTAATATAATTTATATTTTTGTATAAAATTTAATTGATGGCTTTTTTAGATAGATTTAGGAATTTACTTTCCAAAGGTTCCCAGAGAACAAATGACGCATTTAACAAATTAGTATATAGATATATTGGAGATAACTTAATCAGTTCTACTGAGAATGATGATAGCTATATTAATAAAGGATATAGATTTAATTCTACCATTTACTCAATAGTTAATTTATTAAGTAAAGCAGCTTCTTCTATTCCTTTTCAAGTATATGAAGTAAAAAATAATAATGAACTCAAAAGATATAAGGCTTTAAGTTCTAGAATTTATGATAACCAAACTTTTTTAAATACTAAATTAGTTCAAAAAAGAGCTTTAGTAGAGGTAGATGATACTGAGCTACATGAGTTATTAGAAAGACCAAACCCAGCTCAAAGCTATAATAGTTGGATTCAGGAGATAGTGGCTTTTGGAGCTTTAACTGGCAATAGATATATTTACGGAATAACTCCAGAAACAGGAGCAAATCAAAATAAATTTAAGGAGCTATATGTTCTACCTAGTCAGGTGGTAGAAATTCACAGCGCTGGTTTGATGAAACCAGTAAGCCATTATAGCTTAGAATATAATGGAACTCACAAGATAGATGCTGATAATGTTTGTCATATTAAAAATTTTAATCCTTATTATGATGGATCAGGCTCTCACTTATATGGGATGTCGCCTTTAAAAGCTGGTTTAAGATCTATGGACATGAATAATGAAAGCTTAACTACTGGCGTTAAATACCTCCAAAATCAAACAGCAAGAGGTATGCTAGTAAGTGATGAGGGAGATATAACAGAATCTCAGGCTAAGACTTTAAAAGATAAATTTAAAAACACCTATCAAGGTTCTAACAATGCTGGAGATATTATTATAACTCCTAAAAAACTATCATGGGTAAACTTTGGACTGAGTGCCTCAGATCTATCTTTAATAGAACAATATAACGCCTCCATAAAAGATCTATGTAATATCTATAGCGTTCCTTCTGTTCTTTTAAATAATACAGAATCTTCTACTTATAATAATGTAAAGGAAGCTAAAAAGCAACTTTATCAAATGAGTATAATCCCAGAATTAATTAAGATTAGAGAAGAATTAAATAGATGGTTAGTTCCAACTTATGGAAATAAACTATATATAGATTTTGATTTTATTTCTATTCCAGAACTTCAGGAGGAAACAGAGAAAATAGTAACTCAAATGAGTCAGAGCTGGTGGCTAACTCCTAATGAAAAAAGAGCAGCTATGAACTATGGGCAAGATAAAGAGAATGAAAACATGAATGAGTATTATATACCTTCAAGCTTACTACCATTAAAAGGAGAGATAGGAACTGAAGATATATCTAAATTATTTGAGGATCAAAGAAACCAGAAAAGAGAAGTAGCTGGAATGAATGATGTATATACTACTATCAGAGAAGCTAAAGAGAGATGTATTGAAATGGGAGGAGATGGATCTTACCATGAACATTTATTTGATGGGTTTACTGTTTATATGCCATTTAAAACTCATGAGGAATATGAGGCAGCAAAAGAAAATAGATTAGACGAATATTATAGATCTATAAATGAGCAAGTAAATGAAGAAGATAATAATAATGAAGAGCAGGAATTTGTTAGCAAAGAATCTGAAAAGATATATAATAATTATCCTCAGACTGTTACTAATAATGCTAAAAGAGTTTTGGAGTGGAATGAAAAATATAAATTAAAAGGTAAAGTAGGAACTAAAGAAGGATGGACCAGAGCAGAACAATTAGCTAAAAGAGATTCTTTAACTCAGGATGATGTAAATAAAATTTATTTGTTTTTAACAAAAAATAAAGAAAGCGTTATAATAAAAGATAAATTTAAAGGCAAACCATATAAAGATAAAGATTATATTATGTATAATGCTTTTGGAGGTGCTGCTATGTTATCTTTTGTAGAGCAGAATAAATCAGTTAATAAAGATGACTAATGCTGCTTATAGAAACAAAAAGAAAAAACTTAAAAGATAATTGGTCTGAATTATTTACAGAGCAATTAGATAAAGTAGAAAAAAAAGAAGTTTCTAGATTCAAAAAATATTTATTTAATCAATATAGTGAGGGAGTAAATATATATTTAAATACTTCTTCTGAGTCTGGGTTTGTTGCTCTTTTTAAATTAGTAGATCTAAAAGAACTTTATATAGATCTTTATATTAATGTAGGATTACATTTTGCTAAATGGTATTCTAAAAACAGTAGTGATTTAATGCCAAAAAATAATGGAGATGAAACTACATGGCAAAGAGAATTTTCTAGATTTGGAGAATTGGAGGCAGCAAAGAAAGTAGAAATAATTAAAGCAACTGCAAAGCAGGAGCTGAGAAAAAATATAGGAAGATTATTTAGAGATCCTGACTTTCAACAATTAGGAGCAGAACAACAAGGGCGAATACTAAAGAATAGATTTGATAAAGTTTCTGCTTATCAAGCTGAGAGAATTGTAAGAACTGAAGCAACTTCTGCGGCTAATAAAGGAACTATGAAAGCTGCGACTGATATTTATGGAGAAAATTCTTTAGTAAAAGAATGGATTAGCTCAGGAGATTCTAGGACCAGAAGATTTGCTAATAGAGATCAGGCGGATCATGTAGTGATGAATGGTGTAGTAGTAGATTATAATGATGTATTTATGGTTCCTACTGTTAGAGGTCCAGAAAAAATGAAACATCCAGGAGATACATCTTTAGGAGCCTCTGCCTCTAATGTAATTAACTGTAGATGTACTATAGCAGTTTATCCTAAAGAAGATGCTGAGGTAAGAGATGATGTAACTTTAACTGGTATTACTGGAGGAGTTTCAGTTAGTAGAGATTTATAAAATTAATAGTAATTATATATAACATAAAAAAAATAAAAATTAATATCTTTGTAATATGAAAAATATTTTATTTAAAAGAGCGCCAGTTGGTGAGCTAGTAGATGCAGATGATAAAGCTGGAATTATTAAAGGCTATGCTTCTGTATTTGATAATATAGATTCTGATAATGATATAATTAGGAAAGGATCCTATTTAAAAACAGTTTCAGAAAACGGAAATAGAGTTAAGTACTTATACCAGCATGAGATGGACAAGCCTATAGGTAAAATATTAAATCTAGAGGAAGATCAAAAAGGATTAGTATTTGAGGCACAAATAGCTAAGACTACTCTAGGAAAAGATGTTATGGAATTAATTAAGACTGGAATAATTACAGAAAATTCAGTAGGAATTATGCCTATAAGAAAAGAAATTAATGCAGAAGGACAAAGAGAGATTTTTGAGTGTAAACTCTATGAGATCTCTTGTGTAACTTTAGCAGCAAATGACGAAGCTAAAATAATAGACTTTAAAGGAAATAAAAAAGAAAGTATTTTAAAGCGTTATGATAATTTAGCTAAGTTACTTAGAAAAGGAAATATCTCAGATGATTTAGGTTTTGCTATTGAATCTGAAATATTTAAACTCAAAAAACTTTACTCAGATTTAATCACTTTGCCGAAAGAAATAGAAATCACAGAGCCGATAGTAGTAAAAGAAAATGAGGATGATTATTATAAAACTATTTTTAACTATTTAAATTCAAAAAGATGAATGATAATAAGCACTTAGATCAGATCGGCAACTTAGTAGATGAGAGAATTGAAAAGGCAGCAGGTCAGATTAAAGACAATGCAAAGAATGAATATGATTCTATTCTTAAAGCAGAAATTAAAAATCTATCTGAAGAGTTTGTATCTAAATTTGATGCACAAACTAAAAGGATGGATGACGTAGAATTAGCTAGAAAAAAAGATGCTGAAAATTCTACACAACTAAACTTTAAAGGTAAATTAGAAAAAGCCTTTAATGATGGAGCTATTGACAATATGAGAAAAGGCAGTCATAATGCTGCTAGATTTGAAATGAAGTCTAGTGATATGACAATAGCTAATACTTATACTGGAGTAGTAGCAGCAGAGCAAGTTATAGAAGATTTCAAATGGGATCCTTCTAGATCTGTTCACATTAGAAATTTAATTCCTAATGGATCTACAAATGCACAAGTAGTAAGATTCCCTAAAGAGTCTGCTTATACTGACAATGGCGCAGCCAAAGCTCAGGGAGCAGCCTTAGGACAGTCGGACTTCGATGTAACTGCGACCTCAGTTGAGATGGAGAAGGTGGGATGTTTTTTAAAGCTCACTGACGAGATGCTTCAAGATACTCCTGGTTTATCTTCTTACTTAGCAGCTAGAGTACCTGGAAAGGTTCTATCTGTAGAGGATAATGAGTTAATGAGCGGAGATGGATCAAGCCCTAACATGGAAGGGATCCTAACTTCAGGAACTGCTTTCACTACTTCTAGCGGAGGTTTGTTTTATCAGTCTGTAGAGTCAGCTAATGAGTTTGATGTTTTAATTGTAGCATTAAACCAGTTAGCTCTTAACAACTATCAAGCTGATACTATTTTAGTTAATCCTACGGATTTCCATAAAATCGTATTACTTAAATCTACAGCTAATGAGTATTTGAGAAACCAAATTATTCAAGGCATCCAGCCTGCAATAAATGGAGTTCCAATTACTCTTAATACTGCGGTTCCAAATGGTAAGTTTGCTGTTATGGATTCAAGATCAGCTTGTCAATACTGGATTAGAGAAAATCTCTCTATCGAGTTTTCAAGAGAAGATGGTACGAACTTCCAAAGCAACTTTGTAACATGCCGTGCTCAACTTAGAGGCGGACTAGCTATATATGCGCCCAATGCAATTATTCAGGGGACATTTAGCACAGCTAAAACAGCTCTAGAGACTTCATAAGGTTTAGAGTAAATTAGTTAAAAGGAGGATCTTTTTAGGTCCTCTTTTTTTTTATATAGATAAAAAATATTTTAATATTTTATAAAAAAAGTTTGGTATATTTAAAAATTTATTATAAGTTTGTTTTGTAGTTGATAGCAAAGTTATTAATTAACTAAAGGAAAATGAGTAAAAGGTCAGAGTTACCTAGCTTAAATACTACAAAGGAATAATCCTATAAATTATAAAAGGGTGTAAAATGGTCGCACCTACTCACAGACAAATTAAAAGACCTATAATTAAAACAAAAAAAAATGGAAACAAATAAAACAAAAGAACCTCCTTTAGCTATTCAAGTTTTAAGGGTTTATAAAAAATATTGTGAAACTAGTAATGTAGTTCATGTTATATTTAATCACTTAATAAATTCATCAAAAGAAGAAACTCAAAAAGATCTTTTAGGATTTGTAAGGTATATAGAAAATCAAAAAGCATTAAATGTAAATGATTCTTATGGTCTTATAAGAGATGTTCTTACTCATGATATTATTGGGCTTGTAAATAAAGAAAAAAACTTCCTCCCTAGATCTTCAGGCTATTCTAAATATTTATGAGAAAAATTATAAAAGATCAAATGGAATTTTTAAAAACTTCCTCCCTCCCTAATATTATAGAGTGGGAGGATGGAGAAAACAAAGTACAACTACAATGGATGAATGATCTCTGGAGTTTAGGTAGTGATGTATCAATAGTTTTTAAAGGCTGGTATATTTCTTTAAATGGAAGCTGTATTCATGTAGAGGGTAAGTATAAAAAAATATATAAAAAGCTAGAAGCAGTTTTAGATAAATATAATTTAACGGAAAAAAATTTAGTAGAATAAAAAAAACAAAAATGGACAATTACTTAGATGATACAATAAAAGAAATAAAAGACATTAATTATTTCATCATAACAAAAGGACCAGAATACTTAACAGAAAATAATAAATGGTCCAGTAACTTTAATAAAGCTCATGATTTTAATTCTAAATCAGAGGCAGAAGAAAAAATAAGAACTTTAAAATTAAGAAAGGCAAATATTAGAACTGTCTGGGATGTATGCATTTATAAGAATAATTATCATATAGAATACAGATCAGAGGTAACATAACAAATTAAATAATGAAAAGCAAAATAAAAATTAATAAAGAATTAGTTTTCTTTGTTGTGTATAAAGAGCCTCAGCTCTTTTTAACTAAAAAAAAAGAATGGTCTGATAAGTTCAATAAAGCTAGACTTTTTAATAGTAGGCAATTAGCAGAAAATTTTATAGAGGATTTAGATTTTGATAAAAAAAATCCTTTTGAAATCTGTAGAGTTATTGATAATTAGATCTTCTTATTGTATAACTAATTTAATTTATATGAATACTAGAAATTTAGAAATTCTAAATAGAATAGAGAAACAACAAAAATTAAAGAAAAGATTTGCTTATGAAATTCTAGCTATATTTTTTTTATCTTATGTTGTGGCTAATTTTGTTTTTATTTTATTGTTTAATTTAATCTTATATATATGAAAAAAAAAATAAACGCTCAAACAGTTAAATATTTTTTAGTAGGTTTTTTCTCACTTTGGGGAATCTCTCTATTATATAGATATGGTGCTGCTGTAGATGCTATAATGATGGCTCTTTTAGCGGTAGCTGTTTTTATACATGAAAAATAAATTGATTTTTAATTAAATCTAAACTATGATAATTACCTTTTTTAATTAGTTATTTTATTACTCTGTTTATTCAATTATAGTTTAGAGCCTCCAGATATTCTGGAGGTTTTTTTTTAACTTAGCTTAAACCTAGCTGAGTGAACAATAATAGTTTTGGATGTTATGCGGAATATTTATTCTGCGCTGAGTGTACTAAAAGAGGGTTTATAGTTTCTATGCCTACTTTAGATTCTAGCCATTATGACTGTATTGTAGATAATGGAAAAAAAATTTATAAAATTCAAATAAAGTCTAGTAGAAAAATTCCAACTGATAGAGTAAATTCTGTTTTAATTCCTATCCATAGCTATAGTATTAAGTACACAAAAGAAAAAGTAGATTTTTTTGCTGTTTTTAGCAACTTCTATGAGGGGTTTTTTATATTTCCTAACAATGGCACCCAACAAAGTTTTAGAGCCTCTCTAAAGGGCTTAAATAAAATCTACTATAATAACTTTGATTTATTAAAAAAATACTAATTTTGTTTCTCTTCAAAGAAGTTTTTTTGTTTTAACTTTTTTTGTTTGGTTTTTTTGTTCAAGAGCGCTGCTGTATAGTGGCGCTTTTTTTTTATTTTTGTATAAAAATATATTATTATGAAAGTAAAATTGTTAAAAGACGTTTGGAGTCAGAATGGCTGGAGGCGTGAAGGTGAGATAGTAGATTTAGAAGGAAAAGAGCTAAATCATTATTTAAGAGTTAATATAGCAGAGCAATGGGATGGAAAATCTCCTTCTAAAAAAGAAGATAAATCAGCTAAAGAAACTAAAGAAGATAAAAAAAGTAAAAAAAGATCTAGTAAAAAATCTAAATAATGGCATTTAAAACTCAAGGTTATAGAAGCGAGAATCCGCAAGATTATCACTATCAAATAAAAGTTAATTCAGTAACAGGATCTGAGATAGTTCCTACCTCTGAAGCTAAAACTTTTTTAAGAGTTGATACTTCTGCGGATGATGCTATAATAGCTCAAATGATAACTACAGCTAGAATAAATATAGAAAATTATTTAGGAAAAGATATAGTGGCTAAAAATAGAAGCATCTATACTCCTTATTTAAATGATAGGATAAATCTCCCTTTTGCTCCAGTAGCTAGTATTAGTTCCGTTTTAGTAGATGGATCTGCTGCTGAATATGAAGCTAAAGGATTAAATAATGAAATTATAGAGCTAGATAGCCTCCCTGCAAGTGAATTAAAAATAACTTATGTTACTTCAGGATTAACAGGCGCTATTTATGAACATGCTATAAAACAACTAGTATCTACTTATTATGATAATAGATCAGATTTTGTAACTGGTACTATTGTAGCTACCATCCCTTCTAGCGTTAAAGATTTTCTAGCTTCTGAAAAAAATGTATTTATATAATGGATGCTGGAAAATTAGATACTAGAGTGGTGGTAAAAAGATTAACTAAATCTGCTGATGGTTATGGAGGGTTTAGTTCTACTAAAGCTACAGTATCTACTATTTGGGCTTTTAAAAAAGATATGTCTGGAGATATTAATTCTGATAATGTACATAGAAAAATATATACAGATATAGAATTAATTGTAAGAAAAAAAACAGCAGATACTATACAAGATACTGACATACTCCAAATAGAAGGCGCTAGTAATGAATATAGAATAAATGAGATGTTTGATAGTAGCCATAAATATTATTCAACTATAAGAGCTATAAAAATTGACTAGTCTAAAAATAAATAAAGTTGATATGAGCAATTTGAAAAGAAAAATGGCTCAACTAGAAGATCTATCTAAAAAAGGATTAACCAATGAGATAGGGAAAACTGCTTCTTTATCTAGTGCTAGAATAAAAAAGACTTTAGCCTCTACTCCTTTTAAGCATTCTAGAGGAGGTTTAAAGCAAGCTACTAATTTTGGAAAATCAGGGAAAACAGCTTATATAGAAACTTCTAAACATTATGCGCCATATATTGAATTTGGTTTAGGAAAAGATGTTAATTTAAATGATATGCTACAGTTGGGAATCCCTCCATCTTATGCTATGCAATTTAAAGGAAGAGGAATAAAAGAAATTGATAGAGCAGCAAAGCCTTTTTTCTTTCCTAGTATAAGAGTAGAATATAGAAAATTATTTGATAGATTAAAAAAAAGAATTAATAAAATTATAAAAAGATAAAAATGAATGAAGCTTTACACCATCTAAGGAAGATTTTTTTTGCTCGATTAAATAATACTATTACTAGTAATAGCGCTCTAGTTCCTGCTTATAATAAAGTGCCTAGATCCGCTACAGCTCCTTACATTAAAATATATTCAGTAAGCACTAGCGAAATAGATCAGAACAAAGATTCTTATATCATTAATTGTGAAACAAGAGTAGAGGTAGTTACTGCTTTTGATGGGGATTCTGGAGGAGAACTTCAAGTAAATCAGATTACAGATAGTGTTATAAATAAACTAAGAACTAGAACTAGTGGGCTTCCAGATCTATCAGATGATGGGTTTAGCTGTTATACTTCTACAATAGAAAATGTACAATATTTAGAAGAAGATTTAAAAGATAGAACCTACTATAGAGCAGTAGTAGAAGTTAGTAATAGAGTTGAAAAAAATTAATTATGAATGATTTAAAAATTTACGGAGTTAATGCTGGAGCTTTAATTTTCAGCGCATTTGAAACCGCTTTGCCCATGTTACAAATATTAGTATTATTATTTACTTTAGTTTATACAGTAATTCAGATTTATTATAAGTTAAAAAATGAAATAAAAAAGAAATGATGATTTTTAAAAATGGTATTGGAAAGGAATTGAGGGGATATTTTGGCTCCTTATTTGTCTTTATATTTATTTTAGGAATTATAATAGCATTAATTCAATACCCAGTTTTAGAAACAAATAAAGAGGTTGTAATGGTTTTAATAGGAACTATAGGCGCTAGTATTCCAGTTTTAATTTCTTCAATTTCAGGAACTTCAGCTAGTGAAATGACTCAATTAAAATCATCTTTAGAAAAGAAAGAAAAACAAATTGAATTATTAAATAAATCAAAGGATGAATATGAAAAACTAATAATAAATCTACAGGATAAAATGCTTAAAGGGCAAATAGATTTAATAGATCAGTTTATGCTAAAGGCTGCTATGGATTTCGACAACAAAAACCATAACAAAAAAAATAAAAAAGAATGTATTTGCGGAGAAAATAATTGCTCATGTCTAGGAAAGAATTAAAATATTTTAAAATAGAAGAATTTGATTGCCCTAATGAAAAAGGAAGCGCTGCTAAGTATATGGATTTTAATTTTCTTCTTAAGCTGGATAAAGCCAGAGAGATTAGTGGAGTTCCCTATAAAATTAATAGCGGAGCAAGGACTCCAGAGAGGAATAAAAAAGTTGGAGGAAAACCAGATAGCGCTCATCTTACAACAAGGGAAAAAGGATGCTGCGCAGCAGATATATCTTATTTGGGATCCAGAGCTAGATACAAAATTATTAATGGACTCATTAAAGCTGGAATTAACAGAATTGGAATACATGAAGTTTTCATCCATGCAGACGGAGCAGATGCTCATGGAGATAAAGCTCCAGATGTTATATGGCTCTATAACTAATACTGAAGGAAGTACAATTAATTTAAAATGAAGAAAAAAGCTTTTAAGAATACTAAAGTAGGACAATTTTTATTAAAGAAGATTCCCTCTGTAGTAAGCGCAATAGCTGAAGATACTCCAGTAGGGAATGTTATAGAGGCTATAATAGGCGGCTCTGGAATGAGTCAAGAAGATAAAGAATTAGCTTTAAGAAAGCTAGAGTTAGAAAGGTCTGAGATGGATGGAATAACTAGACGTTGGGAGTCAGATGCTGCATCTGATAGCTTTTTAGCTAAAAATGTCAGACCTTTAACACTAGCATTTTTAACTGTTTCTTTTGTTGTTGGATGGTATTTGCAAATAAAAGAACTAGAAGTAGTTAAAGAACTTTTATGGATAGTTTTTGCTGGTTATTTTGGAGGGAGATCATTTGAGAAAATAGCAAAAGTAAAAAGGGATGGCTAGAATAAGAACTATTAATAATGAGTATAGAGAAAAACCTAAGAAAAAAAGAAAAAATAAACATTCTAAAAATTTATCTTTGAAGGATAGAAATAGAAAATATGGTAAAAGTTATAAAGGTCAAGGGAGATAAAAATGGCTACTAAACAATTATACAGCGCAAATCACTACCACAGATTATCTTTTGGAGATTATGGTTTTAGATTATTAGATGAGGATGCTACTACTAGTTCTACTAGTGGAGAAAGTTTTTGTACTATTCATTGTTTAAAAGATGCTGTTATATCTTTCAGCTCTAATATTTCTACTGGAGATAGTTCTGTAAGTAGTTTAGATTTAAAAGAAGGTCATATTTTATACGGAGATTTTACTAGTGTATCTATAGCCTCTGGAATTGTTATATGTTATTTACATAAGTAAAATGGGTTTAGGAATTAATATAGGGTTTGGAAAGAGTAGTAAGATAATTCAAAAAATGAGAAGGATAATTAAAAAGCTATTTTTCTGGTCAAGTATAAAGAAGGAATTTAATGACAATAATGATAACTGGGAACATTAAAAAAATTGTAAATTTGTAAAAAAAATAAAGTATGGCAACTTTAACAGGAACTAAAATAAAAGACACTTATAAATCACTAGTAAAAGTTACTGATAATGCAGAGGCTGGAACTACAGGAAAACAGCTATCGGATGGGAATGGAAATAATTTAGGGCTTTATGTAGATACTGATGGAGTGTTTGGAATAGGCGGAGCTGCTTCTGTTTCTTTAGATATAAGTTCTAAAACTGATGCAGTAGCCATGCCTAAAGGAACTGATGCCCAAAGACCTACAGGTACTTCAGGACATATAAGATATAATACTACGGATAGCAAATTAGAATTTTATGATTCAGACTGGAGGCATATAGCAACTGAGGCTTTTGTTAATAGTTCTGTAGCAGCTTTAGTAGATTCCGCTCCAGGAACTTTAGATACATTAAACGAAATTGCAGCCGCCTTAAATGATGATGCTAGCTTTTATACTACTATAACAAATTTAATAGCAACTAAACAGGACACTATAACAGGAGCAGCAACTACTATAACTGGCTCTAATTTAACTGCTTCAAGAGCAGTAGTTTCTAATTCTTCTGGTAAAGTTGCTGTAAGTGCTGTAACAGATACTGAGCTAGGTTATCTAGATGGAGTAACTAGTAGTGTGCAGACCCAGTTAGATAGTATGCAGAGCCAAATAACAGGAGGAGCTACTACTGTAACTGATACAGATTTAACTGCTTCCAGAGCAATAGTATCTAATTCTAGTGGTAAATTAGCTGTTTCTGATGTAACTGATACAGAGGTAGGATATTTAGACGGAGTAACATCCGCTATTCAAACTCAGTTAGATGGAAAGCAGCCCACTATAACAGGAGCTGCTACTACTATTGACACTGAAACTCTTACAGCTTCTAAAGTTCTTATATCTGATTCTAGTGGCAAAGTTGCTGTAGGATCAGCTACTTCTACAGAGGTTAGTTATTTATCTGGCGTTTCTTCTGCTATACAAACTCAAATGGATGGAAAGCAAGCTATAGTTTCTGGAGTTTCTGATACTGAAATAGGCTACCTAGATGGAGTAACTTCTGCCATACAGACTCAAATAGATGGGAAGCAGGCTATAGTATCTGGAGTATCAGATACAGAAATAGGCTACTTAGATGGAGTAACCTCAGCTATACAAACTCAAATAG